GTTTTCAGAGGAATCTTTATGCAAGCAATACTAGCACCTGAAGTTTGCCCCTCTTGTGGTAGCCCACTTGAGTGGAAGAACGATATGCTTTATTGCGAAAGTATCTTGTGTCCTGCACAAATCCAGAAACGGATAGAGCATTTTGCAAGATCGCTGAAGATTAAGGGGCTTGGCCCAAAGAGCATTGAGAAGCTAGGTATTACCTCTTTTCAAGATATTTATAATCTTTCGTATTATAGTATCAAAGGTGCTCTTTCCTCTGAAAAGTTAGCAGTAAAACTTTTAAGAGAGATTACTCACTCTAGAAAGGCTAGCATGAATGATGTATTACCTGCATTTAGTATTCCGTTGATCGGAAAGACTGCAGCAACGAAACTGTCCACAAAACTTAAGAGTCTCCTTGATCTTGATGAGGACAAGTGTAAAGCCGCAGGTCTTGGGCCGAAAGCAACAGAGAGTTTACTTAGCTGGTACGCAGATGAGTTTCAAGACAGCGTTCAGAAGTTACCTTTTGATTGGCAGTTTGAAACTCAGAAAATTGCAAATGAAACGAAAGGAGCAGTATGTATTAGTGGTAAACTTTCAAGTTTCAAAACAAAAGCAGAAGCTACAAAAGCCCTATCCTACGCAGGATACCAAGTAAAGACAAGTCTAACTAAGGATGTAGAATTTTTAGTGAATGAGTCAGGCATAGAGTCTGCAAAAACAAAACAAGCCCAAGAACGGGGCATAACAATTATAACAAGTCTAAAAGAATTGATAGGAGACTAAACTATGGCAACCTTGCCTAAGTGGACAGATGAGCGTACCGAAGAGCTCACAAATTTCATCGGTGACGAATCCCCAGTATCTCAAGATACTGTTGCAGATGCAGCAGAGCAGCTTGAGACTACTACGCGGTCAGTTTCTAGTAAACTGAGAAAAATGGGTTATGAAGTAGAACTTGCTTCAGCAAAGAGCACTCGTGCTTTCTCTGAAACTCAAGAATCTACTCTTGCAGCTTTTGTCTCAGACAACAGTGGTGAGTATACCTATGCTCAGATTGCAGAAAACTTTGAAGGCGGAGCATTTAGTGCGAAGTCTATTCAAGGTAAGATTCTTTCAATGGAACTTACTGACCATGTGAAGCCAGCTCCCAAAGTGGAGACTGTTAGAACGTACTCTCCTGAAGAGGAAGATACTTTCGTATCTATGGTTAATGACGGAGCGTTTGTGGAAGCAATCGCAGAAGCTCTTGACCGAAGTGTAAACAGTGTACGAGGAAAGGCTCTGAGCCTGCTTCGTTCTGGCGACATTGACGCTATCCCACGTCAGGAGCACACCAAAGGCTCTGCAAAGAGCGATCCTCTCGCAGAGCTGGGTGATGTGTCTGACATGACAGTTGAAGCAATCGCAGAGTCGATTGGTAAGACTGCAAGAGGTGTAAAGACTATGTTGACCCGAAGAGGATTAACAGCGTCTGATTATGATGGTGCGGCTAAAAAAGAAAAAGCTGCCGCTAGCTAAATAGTGTTAATTTTACAGCCGTGGTGAGGGGTCACTGCGGCTGTACTCTTATCGGGGGAATCGTTGAACATAGCAAGTGCTTACTTGAAGCAAGTTTTAGACCTGCAAGATTTCGAGTCTTGGTCTTCTACGCGCAAGCATTATTTGCCCACAGCATACCATCGACTCTTCACAGAGATCGACAAACACTGTGAGAAGTTTCATCGACTCCCCACCCTTGAGGATCTTAAGTTCGAGATCCGTGATACATCTACCAAAGAATTACTCTTTGCAATAGATGCCATCGATGTAGAAGCTGAGCCTTTCATGCTTCTGCAGTACCTCAAGAATGAGTTTACTCAGAAAGAGATACTCAAGTCTCTTGAGGATTATGTTGACAACTCCATATCTTTTGAGGATGCGGAAGAGTCAGTAAATCATCTACATCAGATAGTTCTTGATATCGAAGAAAAAGTAGAGCTTCAAGAACCACAAGAGAGTATGCAACGTATTCCCTTGTTTGAGCCAGATGAAGAACTTGGAAAGTACCTGCCCCTCGGTCTAAATACGGAGTATGACCAAGATATCACGTTCTCCCCCCGAGACTTGATTCTTGTCGGAGGCCGTCGCGGGGCAGGGAAATCTATCACTTGTGCGAACATAGCTAACTCAGTCTATGCTTCTGGCAAGTCTGCCTTATATTTCACCATTGAAATGGACAGTCGTGCAATACTGCAACGGTGTTGTTCGATTGCGACTGGCATACCTTTCTCTCGACTACGAACTAAGAATCTTAGTATTCCTGAGTGGGAGCAAGTAGCTGGTTGGTGGGCTGCAAGATATAGTGATAGTCAGGAGAGACTGGCAGAGTATCGAGAACATCGAGACTTTGAGAAGTTTCATGATAAGTTAAAGACTAGCTGTGAGCTTCTCCCGACTCAACAGCTAGATGTAATTTATGACCCCAGCTTGACTATCTCTAAGATACGATCTGAACTTGATAAGAAAATAAAAAGTAAGATGGACGTTGGCGTAATTATCGTTGACTACATCAATCAAGTAAAGAGGTCTAGTATGCCGTCTCGTAGTGGACAGTATGACTGGACAGAGCAGATTGAAGTTAGTAAAGCACTTAAGAGTATGGCGCAAGAGTTTGAAACCCCCGTCTTCTCGCCATACCAAACTGACGCTAGCGGTGAAGCTCGTTTTGCCAAGGGAATACTGGATGCCGCAGATGCCGCATACAGTCTTGAAACTTGGTCACAAGAAGATAATTGTATTACCTTCAAGTGTGTAAAAATGCGAGCTGCCGCTATGCGTGATTTTTCTTCTTATATGGACTGGGAGACACTCAAGATTGGTCCAGACACGGCTCTGACTCCGACAGAAAGAGAGGATAATGACCAAAAAACTGGTGAAGATATAGACGACATCTAAAATAGTTCTTGACATTTGCATCTATTTTTAGTATAATATATATTCAAAATGTGGAGGCTTTATGATTGTAAGAGGCAGTATGAGATATTCACCTAGTGGTAGAAAGAAACCAAACAAATCATTATATACAAACAAGCGTAGGGTACAATATATGCAGCTTCATGCAAATGATGAGCCTGTTCGTCGTGAGACTCCTGACTACCCGTCAGCTCCGCTTACACCCTACAAGCCTCGTCCTCGTGACGATTGGAAGGTGGAGGCGTCTGCAGGGTACACTATTGCACCTGCATACAACAAGGGTGCATACCAAGTAATCAGTGAAGATAGTATTGAGGATATTGGCAAGTAATGTTGATGGCTTTTTTACTGATAGTGTTAGTAGATGGCGAACCTGAGAACACAGCAGGGATGCTGTTTCGGGATATAAATAGATGCAACTACTTTTCCGATAGGATTGAGAGGGGCATCTTTGTAGAAGGACAACGATTTAGAAATTCACAAGTAAACGTAACGGCGTACTGTACGCCACGAATGGTACCAGAGGGGACAGTATTTTGGGATTAGCACCTGATTTTAAATTTACGCAACAAGATTTAACAGAACTAAACGCTGATGGCAACCCTGACAGGGGCCGCAACGGGGAGGATACACGAATCTATGTAGAGAGTGATCTACCTCAGGAAGAGCAAAAACACAAAGGGTGGTTTTGGAGCTACCCAGAAAAGAAATTCTACAGATGGGATAACCGACCCGGCTCAAATGAAGATGAGAATTCTAGCTGGTGAATGTAGAAACATTACTAACAAGTAAAAATATATACTTCATGCCGAAAGGTAGCGACTTTCTTGTTCGCTGTCTTAATCCTGAACATGAAGATAAAAACCCAAGTATGAGAATTGACCAGATTACTGGTATATTCAACTGCTTTTCTTGTGGCTACAAGGGAAGTTTATTTAATCATTTTGGGGAAAGGGCAAATCAATTACAACAGCAGCGCGAACTTTTCAAGAAGAAACTTATACAAAAGAGGTCTGAAAGTGTTGGCTTGTCCTTTCCCCAGAATAGTTTACCATATGTAGGAAACTGGAGGGATATTCGTCCCGAAACCTACAGAAAGTTTGAAGCATTTCAACACTCTGACTCTGACTACGTAGGAAGAATAGTATTTCCTATACGAGACATTGCAGGGCGTATAGTTGCGTTTCAAGGGCGGCACACAGCAGACGGGAGGCCAAAATACAAATTTACTCCTCCAGGCGCAAAACTTCCGTTCTTCCCGATAGTGGATTTTATACAGGGTTCCACTATCCTAGTTGAAGGCATTTTTGACATGATAAACCTTCATGATAAGGGATTGACAAATGCTGTGTGCTGCTTTGGAACAAATAATTACAACGAAGCAAAATTATCAATGCTCCGAGTACAAGGAGCAGAGTACGTTGACATCTTTTTTGATGGCGACGATGCGGGACAAAGTGCCGCAGAAAAACTAAAGACTGAGTGTGAGAAAGTTGGTCTCGTAGCCAGAAATGTGCATATCAAAGACACAGATCCTGGTGCCCTCAGTCAACTTCAAGTAGATAAGTTAAAGGAGAAGTTATATGGCTAAAGTTGCCTTAGTAGAAACTAAACCAAGTAGAACAGACTTTACCAAAGCATTTGGCGGAGCTTTTGAGTTCGACCAGTATCAACTTTGTTCTGATCCTACTATAAAGAAAGTATTGAAGCGAGACTGTGATATACAGTTTGATTCTAACCTCTATGACTGGATTGTTCTAGTTGGAAGTGATGCGTTGAAATACTTTACAAAAATAAATTCAGTAACAGAATATTCTGGTAAGAAAGTAGAAGATAAATTCTTGCCAGTAATAAACCCAGCCATGCTTACGTTCAAGCCAGAAGCACGTAAGACATGGGAAGATTCTAAAGAAAGCATCATTAAGTATATAAATGGTGAGATAGAAGAGGTGATAATAGATGAGTCAATCGCATTTGGCATACAAGATACAGAAGAGTGTAACGCGTTTATACGAGAAGCAATCGCGCATCCTAGTACATTTATTGCTCTGGATTCCGAGACGACTGGGCTCTATCCTCGGGACGGGCACATTCTGGGGATATCACTTTCTTACGACGGCAAGCGCGGAGCATATATCTCAACAGAATGCTTTGATGAGGAAACTGAAGAGCTTCTTCAAACGCTCTTCAACAAAAAGCGAGTAGTATTTCATAACGCAAAGTTTGACGTTGCGTTCTTCGAGTACCACTTCAACTTTAAGTTTCCAAGAATAGAAGACACCATGCTGCTCCATTATCTCATAGACGAGAATCCTGGAGGGCACGGCCTTAAACAGTTATCCATTCGATTCACTCCATATGGCGACTATGAGAAGCCAATGTATGAGTGGATGGACAACTACAGAAAAGAAAACGGCATCCTCAAAGGAGACTTCCAGTGGGGGTCTATTCCGTTTGATGTAATGAAAACATACGCAGCGATGGATGCTCTGTGTACTTATCTTCTTTACGATAAGTTTAAGAAGATCAAAGAGAACCCCAAACTTAAGTGGGTATACGATAACATACTTATTCCTGGTACACGCTTTTTGATTGATGCACAGGACAATGGTGTTCCTTTTGACAAGAAAAGATTATATGCGGCTCAGGAACTTATGCAGGATGATATTGATGCTGCTGTTAGTGGGCTATACAAGAACCCTATAATAAACAAGTGGGAAAAGTACAATGGAAAAGATTTTAACCCTAACTCTACTGTGCAGTTACGTTCCCTTCTTTTTGACTACCTTGATCTGCAACCGACTGGCAAAAAGACAGGAACAGGAGCTCACTCAACGGACGCGGAAGTATTACAAGAACTTGGATCCCAGTCGGAAATTCCACGACTTATCCTTGACATACGTCAACGATCCAAAATTAAAAATACTTACTTGGACAAAATCATACCGCAACTGGATAGAGATAGCAGATTACGTACATCGTTCAACCTTCATGGTACTACTAGCGGTCGGCTCAGTTCTAGTGGTAAGCTTAATATGCAGCAGCTTCCTAGGGATAACCCTGCCGTAAAGGGATGTATCAAAGCGGCAGAAGGACACAAGATTGTTGCAATGGACTTAACTACGGC